TTAATAAATTTATCTTTACCTTTTGGTGTTTTTCTACTATCAATCTCATTCTGTAATATACTTTCAAAGTAATCTCTGAATTGTTTTTGCATAACTGAAACTTTATCCATACTACTATTTGAATTTCTAATGTAATGATTGAAGTATGTTTTTAATCTGTAACCAACAGATAGGTCATCTGATATATTTTTACTCATCAAGTTTAAAATAGGAGCAGCCTTTCTAAGAGAACCTTCGGCCATTCTTATCTGTGCGTCAAATTTAGATAACTCAGATTTATCAAACATAACTTTTGTTTCTTTATAACCTGCACTTGCTAAGAATACATTTCTATTAGATGAACCTTGAACTGTACCAAAACTAGCAGATAAACTATCCATCTTTTTACCATTGTATTGAGTGTGAAATACAATACCCATTTTGGCTTTTGAAATTTTGTTGGCAAGGTCACTACCCTTAGGTACTGCATATGTAATAGTGTTTGGTGTAAATGATACCATTTTCTCACCATCTATAGTTATATCTTTCAAGTCATTTGTAAATAACAAATCGCCTTGTAGAATACCTTTGATGTTAAGTCTGGATAATTGTGATAAACATACAGTTAGTTTCTGTGCTACAACACCGCCGTGGTTATTGTTTATATCTCTAACTGTGTAATTGATTTTTGGAGTTACATTGAATACAGATTTTGTACCAACGAAGAATTTACCATTTTCTGGATTAATACCACAGATAATAGCTGGTGCTCCGTCCCATTTGACGGTAATATTGGCTGTGTCACCTGTACCTGCCAACATATTTCTAACTGACTTTAGAAAGTTGACTGCATTGTCACCACCTATCATACCTCTATTGATGATATCATCTTCAAGATGTTCTAAGTGTGTGTTCTTGTCCTGTGTAAGGAAACCTTTAAAATTAAACATTTTTCTCTCTCATTTTTATCCATTATACTATAAAATATGAGGTTTGTCAAGCCCTCTCAATCAGTCCATTAACAAATATATTACTATTTATAATACTTTATCTCTAGTATATTTTAATAAAGAAGCCGTTAGAATCACTTATTTTTTTAGCACCGTTTATCATCTTATTCATAATACCAGATAAGTCTTTTTTATTTTTTATAAAAAAATGCATTATTTTTAAACCTTGAATCTTCATAACCATATTTTCAGCAATATCCATATTAGATTTTGCAATATTAATTGTTTTAACAAACTCTTTATAACTTATTTTTTTTTCATTAAAAACTTTTGTGTCTTTAATAACAGTTTCATACATCTTATAAGTTTCTTTAAGTTTAGTTTCATCAAAATCTGAAAATGGTTTAGGTGTACCAAAATATTTTATACTATTAATTCTAGCATCCTTGTATTGACTCATAACACTATCAACCACTTTTGTAGGAATTTTTCCTAAACGACCTCCAGTTGGTGTACCATCAGATGTAATTTCGGTTTGTGCAGTACCATAACCGTGAGGAAATCCTCTAACTTGTAAATTAATTTGTTTTTTTGTATCTTTATTTGTAAAGGTAAATAAACCTATTTCTTTACCTTCGATAGTTAAGTTACAATTAAATTTTGATATTTCAATATCGTAATCTGACACTTTAGTTTGACCTGGTACATTTGTATAATCTACATTTGCTTTTTCTGCAATTATCTGTTTAAGAGAAATTGGATAAAGAATTTTATTTTCATAAAGATTATACAATTTATTGTTAAACATATTAATTAATCCATCTGAAATGTCATAAGTTTCTACTATTTTTTTCAGAGCTTTGATTACTTTTTCTCTTTCATTTTTCTTAATAATATAAACATCTGCTGGATTCCAGGAATCTGATTTTCCTAATTTTGATTTCTTTAAAAATTCTGTAATAGTTTTTCCAAAACTTGATTTATCGGTAGCGTCATGTATAATATCATAACTAGTTAAAGAACCTACAATTTTTTTAACTGCTGGACCTGTGAGTTGAAATGTGTTATACCAATCAGCAAAAGCCTCCGGGTCCCTTACGAATATAGATTGTTTAGTATCTTCAGCAGTTGCAATTTTTTTTCGCAAAGACATTACAGTAGCTAACTCACCTGCGTCTGATAGTGCTTTACCTAAAGCATTTCTTGATTTGCCACCCATACCTGAGAATGGTGCTTTATCAATATCTGTAAATGTAAAATATTTTTTACCGTCCTGAAATATATAATCCCATTTATTATTAGGATAAAGTATCTTACTATATTTTGGAAAGTCTGTTTGTACTTTTTCTAAACTATCAATATTTTTAGTTCTTTTAAACAAGTAAGACTTACCATCTTTTACCTTAATCTTCGTGCCTTTTTTAATTTTAGCTACGATAGATACAATGTATTTTGATTTAGATAAATCTGCTTTGCTGAATAATGCCATAGTTCTCTCCTATAACATATTTATAAGAGAGTGTCAACTAGTAATTCCAAAGAAATTTGGGAATACCACCATTCTCTTGCCAAACTTTATGTTGATTTTGAAAGTCTGCTATTTTTTTTGCGTCTTCTTCGAAGAAATATTTAGCTACAACATTCTCTGTAGGTGTTTCTACTACATGCCATAGTATTTTTCTTTCTTCTTTTATCATCTCTACTGAATATGCTAATTTACCTTTCAAATCTACTCCACCTGGCCTCTTATCACCTTTATGAAATCTTACTTTTTGTGTCTTACTTTTTACCATAACTATAATTTAAAATCGCTAAACTTATTGTAAGCGTCCTCTTTTGGTTCTACTTGATTGGCGTCAACTATATTTTGACTTGATTGTTGTACATCATATAATCTCATCTTAGACCTATCAACACCAATAATAAATGCTCTGTTTACGCTTGGGTCATTATATCTATTCTTCAATTGTTTTACTTTCATCTGACCTAGTTTTTCTAATTCTTCATTTGACATTAAGGCAAACATGAAGTCAGCAGTAGCAGGTAGACCAAAAGATTCAGAAGTATCTTCAAGACCAAGGTCTGTACTTACGAAACCAGTTCTAGTTGTTTGTGTCGCACTAAAGATAGGCACATTTGCCTCTACAGCTAGACCCCTTAACTCTTCAGCAATTGCTTTGATGTAGAAGTAAGATGATATATTACCACCTTTAAATCTAGCACTAGCACAAATATTTAGATAATCAATAAAGATAACATCTGGTTTAAAACTTTTCTTTAATGCAAGTTCATTAATCAAAGACTTGAAGTGACCACTATGAGCAGACGCTGTTGGATATTCTTTGATGATAAGTCTACCTTGTGTTTTCTCTCTGAGTTTTTTAATCTTGCCATCATATAATGATTGAGGCATATCATGTAAATCTTCCATAGTGACATCTAGTAAGTTTGCGTCAATTCTTTCTGCAATTCTTTCCTCTGCCATCTCTAAAGTGATATACAATACATTAAGACCTTGCAACAAATAACTAGCCGCTACATGACACATGAACAATGATTTACCAACGCCAGTACCAGCAAGAGCAATGTTTAATGTCTTACTTGGAACACCACCTTTGGTAATTCTATTCATATAATCTAAATCAAATTGATACTTCTTCTCTTTAGTATGATAAAATTTAAATCTACTATCTGCGTCTTCAATGTAATCGTGACCAACTGACTTGTCAAATGATACAGCCAATGCCTCTGATAGAATATGTGGTATTGCCTCTGGTGTTTGTGTCTTATCTTTATTATCTAAGATTTTAATACCAGCTAATACAGCATTGTGTACAGCACGGTCTTTACAAAACTTTTCTGTTGTATTTAATAACCATTGGTCATCTGATTCAGTATTCTCAACACCAACAACATAGTCTTTTATGTGTTGTAATTCTTCTTCATTAATATCTCTTCGACTATTCAGTTCAATTAGAATAGCGTCTTTTGTAGGAAGATTATTATACTTCTCAATGAAACCAAAGACTTCACCAAACAATAATTGTTCAACACGATTACTAAAGTATTCTTCTTTAATAAAAGGTAAAACCTTTCTAGTGTACCCTTCGTTAAAGAAGAGGCTAGAGATTATTGTATTCTCAATCCGTGATTGCTGTACCATTATCTAATTTCTCCTCTAGTAGTTCTATTAAAATGTCGCCGATATAATCTATAAACTCTTTGTTGTCAAGCAATTCTAAATCATTAGGATTCTTATCAACTGTGTAATCAAATCTCATAGGCAACCTGCCATCTGGAAGTTCTTCCTCTTCCTTAGCTAGTTGCACTTTGCCATAATGATAAATTACATCTTTGAATTTACCCTCTGTCAACTTGACACAAGAATGTTCTTCGCCACTTTTTTGAGCGAAGGTATATCTTTTAGTCTTCGTCTTGTCCGTATGTGAATTTTCTTTTTGCATGTTCATCAATTTTATCTAATACTTCTTTTGTAAAATACTTTTCTGGATTCTCGTTGATAGTTTTACCAAATACTTTTGTACCATCAGCCATTTCAAACCTTGTAGATACTTTTGAAAACACACCAGCTTCTTCACCAAGTTCTAGTAAACCATAATGTCTATCTAGTCCTGTTTTGTATGTTAACTTAACATCAATCATTGCATTTTCTTTGGTCAATCTTGACTTATAATTTTTACAATGAATAATATTACCAATAACTTCGGTACCATCTTTGTCTTTTCTTTTACTTAGATATATAATTGATGAAGCGGCGTACTTCAAACCTGAACCACCACCCATTTCTTTTTGTGGGAACATAGAACCAATAACATCATATGTATGGTTGGTCATAATCATTGGAATGCCAGCCTTACCTAATTTTAATGTTAAAACTCTGAATGTAGATTTTACAATTTGAGACCTTGTCATATCTCTTGTTTCTTTACCAGCAGCCGTATCTTCCATTTCTTTTGTAGTCGATAACATACCCAAACTATCTAATACAAACAGTAAAGGTTTTCTATCTGACTCTTTTTGGCTTAAATATTTTTCAATCACTTTAATTGATTGACTTCTAAATTCTTGTACAGTTGCAACCGGAACAATTACCATTCTAGTAGCGTCAACACCTCTAGCTTCAATCATACTTTTTGAAATTGCACCCTCTGATTCAAAATAGATAACACCAGCTTCTTTGTTTACATCTAAAAAACTTTTACAGATACCTAATGCAAAGAAGGTCTTTCCTGTCGCAGCTTCTCCGGCAATTGCCGTAATTTTGTTTGCTGGCATACCACCATATATACTACCTGATAGTAACGCATTGAACGAATATGAGCCTGTGTCAATGAAACTGGTTACATCTGCACTATCAACACCCTCACTTACTAAACCAGCATATTCATTGCCAGTTTCTTTAATTATATCTTTTAAAAAATCACTCATATTTTCTCCTTAGTTATGTATAATATACACTATTTGTTTCAATTTGTCAAGCCTATTTTAATATCTCAACTTCACTATTCGTTTCAATGACAACTCTTGCACCACAAGGTAGAATAGGTTTCTCACTACCACCATATCTAACTACACTATCACCTAAGATTTTAACTTCGTGACAATATCTATTAGTTTTACCTTGTTTAACTGTAATAACAGGTTCATTGGTACCGTGTTTTTTGTTAGCTCTAATGACATGTTGATTGACATGTATGTAAGTTTTCGCTTTCTTCATCTTATAATATCTATCTTACTATCTTTAGTCCAGACCTCTAGGTCATTTCTAAGACGACCATCCTTATTTAGATTGTCAAATCTTTTTATGGCCATTTTTCTCCACCATTCTATGATTTCTTTTTCATTATATCTGTCATAGTTTGGTGCCTTAACTATATCTTGTGTCTTACCATTTACAATGTCTATAAAGTTTTCTATACCATAGTTACTTGCATAATATCTTTTTTGTTCGGTAAGATTTTTAGCATTTGCAATCGTAAGTTTAAATTTTTCTAAGTCATCACCTTCAAGTGTTTTCTTACATAGACCAATAATGCCGGTGGTCATTTTAAGTTTACGACTTGAAGCATCCGCTTTTACTAACTGACCTTTACCAATAATATTTTCAACATAGTCTACCATATCTAAGTATGGTTTACCATGCAACATAGGAATAAAATCTGACATTGTATTGCCTTTGTATCTTAAAAATGGTTTCATACCATCATACATTGAGGCACCTTTTGTTTTCCCATATAAAGATGTGGTTTCAAACAACACCAAGTTCATGTCATACTTCTTGTTTAACATCTCTCTAACTTGATGTGAACAACATAGACCAGCCAATAATTTACCACCAAGATAATTAAAACCAAATGGCTGGCATGGTACAATTACAAAACCCATAATAGCAGTCTTGTTAAATACTTTTAAATCAGGTACATTACCTAACATATCGTTTCTAGGTTTACAGTTAATAACTGGCGAACCAAATCTCATAAAACCTACAAACTTACCTGTGTTCATTTCTTTTACTGCAAGCTTTAAAGTCTTACCAGGAATACTTGTCATATTACTATGACTTGATATCATATTAATACAGGTGTCCCATGTGTGATTATCTAGTTCTACAACTTGTAAATCCATGTCCTTTGGTGACATAGTAAAATCGCAAAACATATCACTATCAAACCCCATACCAGGAAGACTTGATGGTAATGATTCAATCTGAGCCATCTTTTGGTCACGCATGTATTGGTCTATTCTTTCAAACTGACCAAAGTAGTCATTGAATATACCAGCACAATGTAGTGCCTGTTCTCTATCTAGGGTTTTCGCCATTCATCTTCCATAACATTAATATAGGTACAGTATACACTAAACTCAACCAAAAGGCAAGCTCTAAGTATATCATACTTCATTACCCCAAAAGTCCCAATTCTCTCTGGTTTTCTTACGAGCAAACAGTTCAATATAGGGGCCCGGAACAAGTCTTTCAATTTCACCATGTAAAAGTGGTTTTTCGGAGTGTCGACCTCTTGGTGCAACCACTAATTGAGCAACATCTTTATTGATTCGTTTTGGTCTACCTCTTGTTGCAAGTAAACACATTTCAGGATTACCTCTAGTCCAATAACCTAAACCTGTAAAAAATCCAAGTGTCTTTCTATTTGTTTTTGCCCATGTGAAGCCTACTGTTTTATATTTAAATCCCCATGCGTCAATAACTTTTAATGCTTGGTCTAACATAGGGTCACATACCCACATTAACAATACACAATCCTCATCTGCAATTTCTTTAACTGGCAAATTACAAATATCATTTAGTGACATACATTCATAATGTTTTTCAGGACTTTTATCTTTGCCTTTATCTGACCGTGTTCTAAACAACCATGGTGGGTCTGCATAGATTACTTTATATTTTTTGTTTGGTAAATCAGCCAAAGAAACTCTCCGTTTTAGTTGTTAATGTATTACAAAAGTCCTCACAACTTTTAAATGTTAAGTCAAAGTTTTTAGTTCTTGCCATCTCATTACAATGCATGAGTACAGTTGCACTAATCTTATGGTCACCTTTAATTATACACACATTACTGTAACCATATTTGTTATGGTACTTCCATAGTTTATGTGGTAATTTTTCTTCAACACTACCTACTGAATTCTGATTGGTACAATCTGCAAACACCTTACCATTATCAGTTTCAATTATGAAATCTATGGCATGGGCGCCTGGTTTTGCTCTTTGATAAGATATATTGTTTTCTTTACAATAGTTTTCTACTTTATCTTCAAGCAACTGACCTGATATGTTTACTGGATTATCCAAAGAATGCCTCCAATGTTGCTTGTGGTTCTTCTTTCCAGTTTACAGCGTCCAGAATGAAACGCATAGGGTCAAGGAAAGTTTTCTGAAATTGTATATCATAATCAATATACTCTTGCAATTTAAACTCTTCAGGTAGTGTGGTCATATAACTAATTACATCAAACTTAAATGGATTAGCAGGCTTAAGTTTGATAAATTTAATCTTATCTCCTTCTTGTATAATAGGATATTTACTTTGTAAACCTAGTCTATGTATTTGATAGTTGTAAACTAATGCACCTTTCACATGGATTGGTGTACCTTTAATAAAAATGTTTGCACTATCTTTATACTTTTTAAGATTGTTACAACTTCTAGGAAAGGCAATAGACTCTGCCGGTAATTGCATAAATTCTTTTCTAAAATCTGCAACAAGTTTATGTAAATCAGTTTCTTCTTTAGCCATGATAACCTTGATTGCCTCTTTAATCTTACCACGACAAACTTGTGGTGTAGATGACTTGACTGCCTCAATACCCATAAGTTTAAGTTTGGGGTCAGCAAGTCTAACTCCCTCATCATCAAGTACATTTAACATGTATCTTTTCTTTGCAACCCATATACCTTTATTGGCAACCACTTCTCGTTTCATAACCATGGCATTTTTAAATGCGTTAGAATAATCTGCTAACTCATCAAAACATTTTTCAATAAATGGTTCAATCTTTTTGTCACAAACTTTACCAAGAAAATCTATAATCTGTTCTTGACTTTTACCTTGACATGTTTTTTCTACAAGTTTATCAAATCTAACATAGATACTATCAGTATCAGAAGCAACAATATAATCTCGGTTTTCTCCACTTTGTAATATTTCATTTAAATATTTGTTTACCTTTTTCTCAATAAAACGAATAATAAATTGACCAGCAGTTGTAATGCCGGCAGCCTGTCTAACATCATAGTATCTAAAGTATTGATTACCTACTGCACCATAAGCTGAGTTTAAGGCAATCTTCTTTGACCATTGAATGTTATGGCACCTTGCAATCTCTTTGACAAGTTTAGGGTCTTTAGTCTTTTGATATTCGGCTTTCGCCTTCAACATTCTCTGTTTGAATACAACTCTTTCATTGTACATTTTCTCCATCATTTCAGGAAGAAAACCTTGACTATCATTCTTAAACTTGGCACCGTTTGGTGTTATGCAAACTCCTTCTTGTTTAAGATTGTCAAGTGGTACAGTCATGTCAATCATTTTATTAACATTGACATTATAAGCTGATTCACCGAGTATCTTTTCAGGCGAAATATTGTATTGAATAATAATATGTGGATATAGTGAGTTAATATCAAACGAAACAATCCAGTCATGTTTACCTAGTATAGGTTCTTTAACATAAGCACCTTCATATTTCGTATCTTTAGTATTCTCTTGTCTTGGAGGAACACATATATTCTTTTTCATTAAATGATTAGCAATCAAGGTATCCCACACTCTAACTTGTGAGAATATGTCATCATAGTTTACCTTTGAATCATATGCAACAGTAAGTGACAAGTCAATAAGACCTAACTTATCTTCTAATGCGTCAACAATTTCAACATCTTGAATATTGTAATCAACAAATGATTGAAAATCTTTAGTGTACCAATCTTTAAATGTATCAAAGCCGGCGTCATCTTTACCACGACCAAGTTCAACTTCACCAATATGGTCTAGTTTATAACTCTCTTGTCGTGTTGGAATAAACCACTTATACAAGTCTAGGTAATCTAACATAGAAATACCATAAAGATTGTAAGTAGTTTGTGGTCTACCATGTGTGATGACTTCACCTTGGTTTACTATACCCCATGGCGACATCTTGTTTGCAACCGTTTCACCTGCAACCAATTTAATTCTGTTCATCAAGTATGGCAAATCAAAAAACTTGGTGTTCCAACCTGTGATAACATCTGGATAATTTTTAATCCAGAATTTCATAAACTCAAACATCAATTGTTTTTCGTCTTTACATTCAACATAAGTTACATCTAGTCGGTCAGTTACAAACTTACCTACACCCCATGTAATGATTTGTTTATTAGATTGATTTTTTACTGTAATACATAACAACTGTTCTTGTGGGTCTTGTACATCTGGAAAACCACCTTCACAAGTTGTTTCAATATCAAGTGTAAAGATTTTAATATATTCTTTATCCCAATCAATATCTGTTGGATATTCTTGGCCAATATATTGATAATGGTATCTTTCAAGACCATAGATAGGAGAATTTTGTGTTGCAATATCTTTACGAAATTTACGAGCTGCAAAAATATTGGTAAACTCAATAGGTTTTAAAGATTGACCTTGTAGTGTTTTATAAACAGAGTCTTCTTGTGTTAATGAATATAAAGTAGGACCGAAATCAATTTTTTCTTTATACTCTTTACCATTTAAGACACCTCGTATTAGAAGTTTGCCTCTGTGTTCAATTACATTTTTATAGAAGTTCATCTTTTCTTAATTTCACCGTTACATTATTTAATTCATCATTTAGTTGTATCTGACATGCCAATCTTGACTTGTCTGCGATATAACCTTTCTCATATTCCAACAACTCTTGTTCTAAAGAGTTATCTTTTATCTTTAACTGTGGCCATTGTAACACATCTACATAGATATGGCAAGTCGCACACGCACAACATCCACCACAGTCAGCAGGTATCTCTGGTAAATCCAGTTCTTTAGCTGCTTCCATGATGGTATAACCAACAGGTATCTCTGTCGATAATGTTTCACCATTCTCTCTTACAAAATTAACTTTTACCATTGACCTTAGCCTGGTATATTAGTTTCTGTTATAAGTCCTGATGGTTTAGTAATTATCTTACTTGTGTTTGCTTCGTAATTTGATTTGATGTCATCTTTAGGTTCTGTCATAAAGACAATCTTATCTTTTGAAACCGTTACTGTATCATTTTTACCAAATGCATTATACAGCGACATCATTAATTGAATGGGTTGACCTGGTCCCTTTTGTTGTGGTATGATTACAAATGGTTTATGTAAACTCACACCTTGGTCGTTTTCTCCTACTTTAGCAATTATATCTTCACCTGTACTCAATCTTAATAATTTCACTTCACTCATATTATCTCCTAATCTAAACTATATTTAGTTGTTACTACATATTTTCTTTGTGGGTTTACCATCACATTTAAACGATTCATAAACTCACGGTCAAGTAAGATAGGTGTTCTATCTTCTCTATCATCAATGGTAAATTCTACATCTTTGTAGTAACCACCGGCGAATTCTACATCTAGTTTTACGACATATCGGTCTTCATCATAATCTCTTAAACCACCAACTGATATTTTTTCTTTACGAATCACATCACTTGTTAATGTTTTACCTAGTAGTGACCAAGTAATAGTTTTGCCATTTGGTGACATTTTATCTGCATGAATAACTGGCATGCCTGAGTTACCTGTATCAAACTTTGATACAATTTCACCGAAAGGTTTAACGGTTAAGATTTCTTTATAACCACACTCTGTTGGTACTGTATATCTATTTTCTTTCTTAGCAAAGTGTTGTATAACTTCCTTTGCAATGTTCATTTTAGAAGCTTCTTCAATACCCTCTGTACCTGGACTTGAATTTACTTCTAAGAAATAACATGGTTTATTTTCTCTGTCTTTACTTGGTATAAAGTCAACAGCAGTCCAATAACCACCAACTGCCTTAGCAGCCTTTAAACATTCTTTTATCTCTAAATCTGTTAGTTTATAATCTTTTGGTACTGAACCTTGTGATACATTTGACCTAAAATCTCCTTCAATAACAGGTCTCATCATAGAGGCTAATATTTTACCACCTAGTACATGCACTCTAACATCATACTCTGTTTTAATATACTCTTGCACCAATAGGTCAGCGTCTTCGTCTTGTTTATTAATAAGTTGTACAATTGAGTGTAAACTTTTAGGACTTTCAACAAACAATACACCAACACCTTTACTACCTCTAAGTGTTTTCATAATTAAAGGAAACTTAATACCAGCTTCTTCAACCATATCAACTGAGTTTTCGGGGTCATTGATTAACTTGGTCATTGGTTGTCTTAAACCATAATCTGCAAGTCTTAAAGAGGTTCTGTATTTGTCGGCACACATATTGATAGTAGTTCTTGGATTTACTAATGTTGCATTAGCCTTTTCAAGCATAGACACTAAGTCCATCCAACTATCTTTTCTGACCACACTACCACGAATGATAGCAACTGTCATTGCACCTACTTCAAAACCTTTCTTATCGTCTTTGTTATGAAACTTACGGATACCATCTTCATAGGTTGTATAACCACCAGTTAACTTAAACAGATAGAATGGATAATTTAACTTCTTACATTCCTCTTGTAGTCTATCGGCAGTATGAAATTCTTTTGCACCCTCTGGCTCATCTGTAATAATGAGCAGACGCAAAAACTTTTTATTGTCTGTAGCTTCTTCTAAGTAATTTTTAAACGGTTGTACTTGCATTGTTACTATCTTCTGGTTTTTTACCTATATTATATTTAGCGACCATATTCCATTCACTTTTCTCTTTAAATGGTAATACTTTGATTTGACTTAATGGTGCCTTGTTTTCAACTAAAGAAGTATTAACTACCTCTATTAAATTCCAGTCTTGTAGTAGTAATGCTATTGTGTTTCTTCTTTCTATATCGTTTGCTGACAAACTAGAATTCTTACCATCTAAGGCAAACAATTCTTTGAAGTGTGTTATGTAATATTTACCTTGTTTGTGTAAAATGTGACAACTTTGATATAGTGTTTTATCTTTACGACTTGCAACACCAATTCGTGTCAAGGTTTCTCTGACTTTTAAGAAGTCATCTGGTTGCTTAATAGTGACCTCTAACATATCACTTTGCGACCATTTTATAGTATCTTCACTCATTTTTTTCTCCCACCTTTATTCAGGCCAATTGTTATATTTTCAATTTGGGCGTCTGAAAGTAGGTTAAGAGCTTCTTTTGCTTTTTGATTACTATAACCATAATACTCTTTAATTACTTCAAGGTCTTTAACTTTCTTTTGTGAAAGCCACTTCCCACCAAATCGCTTCTTCTTTCGAATACTATTTATAAAATAGTGGAATTGCATCCTTTTTGGCAGAAAGTGTAGTCCGTTCATCTCGTTACTATGCATAATTGTATCATAGAACATAGATAAACATTTGTTAATAATAAATGTAGGATACTTCTTCTCCCACACCGTGTCCTCTGTATCTAATAATGGTTTTTTAGTTTCATTAATAGCTTTAAGATAGTCCTTCAGTTCATACATGATAGACCTCTATTTAAATTTACAGTTAGCCATAATCTCCGTCAAACACGCAACCATATTAATCTCTTGGTCTGCCACGAAAGCAGACTTGTACTGATAACCAGCAATGATTAATATTGATTGTGGAATAGAAGAAGATTCTAAAGACTTATACATTAACTCGTAAACACTAGTAAACAATGATGACGGTTCTTTGTCAAGATTATTAATAACCCATTTACGCATGTCATTAAATCTTTTTTCTTTTAAGATTTTGACCAGTTCTTTTGTATTTGCCTCAGATAAACTAAACAAAATACCACTATCAACTTTACCTCTTACAGAATATCTTTGAAGTTCATTGATAGTCCGTCTAAAGTCTGGATAATATTTCTGAATTAACTCAGCTAATACTTTGGTATCATATTCAATACCTTCTTCATCAAGGACTTTGCCTAGCCTTTGTAATAACGCCTGTGCTGTCTTTACTCTTTGACCATTTTTAATGGCAAAGTCTATAACGGTACATCTACTATGCAAAGCAGGTAAAATCTTATTCTTGTAATTACAAGTAAAGATAAATCTACAGTTTTTGTAAAATGTTTCAATGAAGTTTCTTAAAGCAGGTTGTACGGACTCGGCATTCATATAGTCTGCCTCGTCAATAATCACAACTTTATGATTTGAATGTTCAGTTAATGATACAGTAGAAGCAAAGTTCTTAATCTTGTTTCTTAATGTATCAATCTGACGGCCTTCATCTGAACCGTTTATGATGATGTAATCTGCACCAAGTTCCTCACACAATGCACGAGCAACAGTAGTCTTACCAGTACCAGCAGTACCAGCTAATAACAGATTAGGTATTTCTTTTTGTTTTAAAAATTGAGTAAATGTAGTTTTTAACTCTTCCGTTAAAATACAATCCTCAATACGCTTTGGCCTGTAAGCTTCCACCCAAAGGAAGTCTTTTGACTTTTCCATTCTTCACCTCTTTCATTATTATATAATTTTTAACACCAGTTTTTCTACTTGCCTCACTAATAGATGCATAGTTTTTACCTTTATATTTAATAGGAACAGCATTTGATGGAGTTTTCCCATACATACCATTCTTTTTACCTCGGACTTTATCGGAGATTGATTTGATTTCTGCTTCAGTATAATTGTTCCATCTTTCTTTAGTTAATTTAGAAAGAGTGGATTTTTGTTCTTCACTTTGTTTCTTACCCAACATTCCGTATGTAGCATATGATTCTCTAGTTTTAGTTTTATGATATTTTTTCATACTTTTTATAAAATTAATACTATTACTTGTATCTCCACCATCATTACCATTAGTCATATTATAATGAGGTTTTAGTTTAGAAATAGTATCAACTTCTAACAATTTAGATTTACCTTCTTTTATTAATTCAACATAAAAATTATCTTTTCCATTTTTTCTCATAGCTCTGTATAGATGTGTTTTCATATTTAAATTAAATGCATTATATAAATGTCTAGCAAATCTTTCTTCTAAAGATTTGGAGGTATATCCTATATAAAATTTTTTATTTACTTTATTTGTAATCTTGTATATTTTTATCATACAAGTATTTATAAGACAGTAATTCTCTAAAAACCCATTATTTATTTTCAATTGTAAACTTGTCAACGATTTCAGCATCAACATCATAACCGCCTTTATTCATTGTCCAACAATCTTCTTCACGGTCATAATCGTGCTCTGATACAAATTCTTGGACTTTATCAGCCAACTCTTTATCTTCTTGTGAAGATTTGTGATAATCGTTGCAATCAAAGTAAAGACCTTTTTCAAAGGTAGGTAAATCACCAAACTCCTTTATAATATCAGAAACAGCAATTTGTCTGTTAAGATAGTGTGTTGTTTGATGATATTCTCTGGTTTCTACTTTGATATAGTCGTCTGAATTGTATTCGGTACCATCTTCTAGCTTATATGTATCGGACATATTAAAACTCACTATCAGGTTCGATTGCAATCCAATATTGAATTGGTTTGTTTCGATTGATAAAGTGTGAGATTTTTTGTGCTGAAATAGCCACATCATAATCATCTCTAATCATTTTAAAGTTCTCAGTTTTAAAATAAGCCGTAAAGGTCTTATCTGTTTCTCCGATAACAAATGAATAGTCATTTGACGCTGGCGTTTTCTTATCAGTTGCAACTAAACTAATCTCTTTACCATTACCTTTTACTGCAATGTCTGGTAGATTAAGTGTTGTTACACCTTTCATTAATTTTTCAAAGACATCTTTCTTCAAAGAAAATGTTACATACTTATCAGGCATGGTAATCATTTTAGACGGCGAAACTACCACCGACTTGTCTGCAAAATAATATTTGATTGATTGTTTACTATTACTATCTTTAATAGTTAGGTTTTGACCACCATTAAATGCAAGGTCTGACTTATCAAATAAGTCAACAGCCCTTAAAAATTCTGGTAAATCGTAGATAGCAAACTCTTGTTCAAACTTTTCTGATACATCAGCTTCAGCTAATATATTTTTTAAAGTTGAAATGGTTTGTAGTTGGTTGCCTGGCTTAACCAAAATATTCTGGTTAATATCTGAAAAGTTTTTCAGAATAGCAATTGTATCACTAGTTATGTTCATTATATATTTCCTTTTTTCAATTGTTTTGGAGCGGAGTGATTGTACTGCCCAATCTTCTCTTGGTTGGAAACCAAGTGTGTTACTTTTATACTAACTCCGCATTTGTTCATATTATACATTATACTCTAAAGGCGTCCTATTGTCAAGCGTAGGACGCCAATAGATTAAATGTTATTTAATGTTGATTGTTCTAGCCTTTCTATGGTCTGGAACAATTTTCTCTAAAGAAACTGTTAAAAGGCCGTCTTTAAGTTCAGCACCTTTAACCTCAACATCTTCAGCAATAGTAAATGATTTCATAAAGTTTCTTTTAGCAATGCCTTTGTGTAATACTCCGTCATTTTCTTCTACTTCTTTTTCGTCTTTACTTTTTACTGATTCGATTTTTAGGATATTATCCTCATAACTGATTGATACATCTTTCTTATTGTATCCAGCTAATGCCACTTGAATATCATATGTTAAAGAACCTGTCTTTACGATATTGTATGGTGGATAATTGTTAGCCGTCATGTGTGGTAGATGGTCAACCATATGGTCGAAATGGTCGAACATGTCGTCAAACCCCACGGTAAACGGCCTTAGTCCAGTAAAAATTGATTGAATTGCTTTGTGATTTGTCATTTTAATCTCCTTTGTTAAGCAAGTTAATGTTTGATACCTCTTATGAGCGTATCATAGTTATTTATATGGGGATTAAAGTTCATATTTCAACCCCCATACAAAATTTTTAATTAAATATTCTCTAGTTTATCCTCCGGGATAGCTTTGAAAATATCTTTTCGGCTAATTAGAACCTGTTTTCTATTCAGATTCTTCTTACTCCATCTATTGATATTTTTAATCAGTTCATAAACAGGTTTCATAACATCTTTATTTTTACCTGAATTAGGAAATATATCTGATTGTTCAAATTGACCTGACCACTCCATAAACCATTCTTCAAAGACTTCTTTATTAATTTTATTATCAAAATAGTGTCTGATAATTGTTAACACAGATAAAGCTCCTGTTAAGATTTCACTATCTGTTTGATATGCCTTTCTAAGCAAATTAACATTATCTTTTACTATTTCATAATCAAACTCTTTGATAATAGCCATTAAAGATGATGGAGAAGATATTTTTTTCAAAACTTTACCGTTTTGTTTCACTTGATTTTTAATATTAAATCCCATGTCAACTAAAACTCTCATTGTATTTTCATATTGAGGTTCGCCAGCTTGAGCACCTGAAACTAATCTATCTTCAGCACCTTGGTTTGTTCTTCTATCACTATCTGTGTGATGAATAATAGCACCAAACTTTCTGATTTCATCTAAAGATGTTTCTTTACCTAAACAAACAACTCTAGCAAATACAGGTGCACCAAGTCCACTTACAATAATAGATTTTGCTGTACAATGATTACCAATCACGGTTACAAATTTATATGTTCCGTCTTTAGCATAATATACAACTACGGTAATATTCATAGCTTGCCAAAATAAACCTTCTCTTAAATCTAAATGTGTAGATATATTTGTAAAATTGATATTGTCTCCTCTATTGTGAATGATATTGGTGTATATCATATCATTAGGAATCCAAGCATAAGTATCAAAACTACGACCTTTTCTGATTTTCTGGTCAATTGTTTGAAAATCAACACCGTCAGGTTTAATACCTATTTCTTTCCATCCTCTATCAGATTTTAATTCTGATGGTGTGAATGGATATTTTTTTCTTGTGTTGAAATGTTTATCAACTTGTCCACTAATTGAAAACAAATGTTTGCTTTCTTCATAGGCATTTAGTGATTTTTTTAAGTCGATATTTTTTACTGCGTCAGGTAACTTGTAGTCACCTTTTCTTAGGTCTGATATATACATATCGTTTAGCCCTCCTTGGACTGTTTGGTTGCTTACTTAAAAAATTCTACTAGAATTTAATAAACAACCGGTTCATTGTTATTTATACATTAACATTCACTAGGCTAAGGATCCCTACCAGTTCCCTAGTGAATATGTTAATGATTTAGGTTCACTCTCGCTCTCCTAAATTTTATTGGGCTGAGGCAGGTCAACAACCTCATTATACTAACTTATCTAACTAAGCCTATGCATTATGCCTACGAAGACCAATGAGCCCGAATTTTGTGGTGGTTTTCGTATCGTCAGACCACCAACTGCGGCTTGTAATTTATTGCTATGCAATGGGTCAAGCTACCCTCCACGCCCCAGGTCTTACGACTTGCCTGGTATCACTATTTATTCATATTATAAGCACAGGCGGGAATTCTATTGTTCTTGTTCCATTTTTTTCTTGTTCTTTTTATAGTTTTTAATACCTTCTTTTTTCTTTTCCCTTTTAATTTCAGATGGTTTTTGATAGTGTTGTCTAGCTCTTAACTCTTTTACTAGACCTTCTTTCATAACCTTCTTCTTTAAAACTCTCATAGCTTTTTCGAGGTTACCACCTCTAACTTCTACAGTTATACTCATAAATTTATTACCTCCTCCCTTGATAGTGTAAAAAGGTGGAGGGTACTACCCCTCCACCAAGGACTTACACTATGTTTAATAGATTTAGATGGCATCGCTGTCATCTGACTCACTATCATTGTCGTCCATTTGTGAACTCATATCCGCTTGTCTTTGCTGTTCGCTTATCTGCTCAGCAGTAGCGCCAGCATCCACTTTGGTATATAATTCCATAAATGAATTCTTTGTGTCATCATCAAATCTGTTAGTACAAACTTCAATAGCTTTGATTTTTTGACCAAAGATACTGTATGCTTGAGTGATGTGAACCAATCTTCTAGTTGATATAATCTCGTCAACACCACCATCATAGTAGGTTTTTCTGATTACATCAGCCCATGTTACCAACTTCTTACAAAAATCTATATCATCTTTGCTTGTAGCCTTTAATGTAGAAACTAAAATCTTTTCTTCTACACTTGGTTTTGGATATTTCTGTTCAAAGGTAATTGGAAATCTTTCCAAGAAAGCCTCATTAAGAACATTAGTACCAATAAACTTACCGTCATCACTACCTTGACCTTTAGTATTGGCAGTAGCAACACAGTTGAAACCATGAGCAGGTTTTACAAATCTGTTTATCTTCTTAACATAGACACCAGAGCCTTCTAAGATAGGTTGTAAACACATAATCTTATTAGACGCAAGGTCAATTTCATCAAGTAGAAGCACAGCGCCTCTCTCCATGGCTTCGATTACAGGACCATTCTGCCAAACAGTTTGGCCATCTTTAAGTCTGTAACCACCAAGTAAATCATCTTCATCTGTTTCAATGGTAATGTTTACTCTAATTAATTCTCTCTTGTTTTCGGCACAAGCTTGGGTAACACCCATAGTCTTACCGTTACCTGAAAGACCTGTAATAAAAACAGGATAAAACATCTTGCTTTTGATAATGCTCTTAACATCTGGATAATTACCAAATGAAACGAACACAGGATCCTTTTCAGGAACAATGTTGCCAGTTAATGATGAAACTACATACGCAGCTTCAGAAACAGTTTCAGTTTCAGGTGCTTTAGTAGTCAAAACTTTTTCAGTTTCACCTTTTGTTTCAGCCTTAATAGACGGAGTATAATCTCCCTCAGTAGGCAATTTGAACAATGATTTACCAATTTTGAAATCATTATTTTTAATTAGCCATTGTGGTGCATACTTGCAACCAAAATTGGCATTAGCTTCTTTTAATTGAACTGTAGTCAATTCGTTTGAACCAAACTTTTTAATAGCAAAGTCAACGAACTCTTGTTGTTTAGTGTTTAGCATAGTGTTATTGTCCTTCTTCATTGTTAATATAGGTATATTATACAGGCCTTTTTTGTAAAAGGCAAGCGTTATATACGATTTTTTTCACTTTTTTTTCGTTACCAGGTAACGGTTTTCTAACATTCATTAAATTAATTGCCATTTTTATGCAACCTCTTTAATAAATTTGTTTAAAACTACTCTGGAAACCAATCGATTCGCCATTGATTTACCAAAGATTCTTTTTAACTCAGAGGCTGTGCCTTTTTTAACTTCAGCACCTTGCATATCAAAGTTTTCAACAGCAAGTTTTTTACCATCTAAGATAAAGAATTTATTATAACCATTGGCGTCTACAGCCAAGGCTTTATCTCTAGTAAAGTCTTTTCTCATTTTATTATATTGATTTTGCTTATCATTATAATCTTTGTAGTCATTGATATATTTTTCAATATTCCATCTTTTAACTCTTTTGATTATGTAGAAACCAATAATGTTAACATCATATGTTTTACCAATATGAGATAATAATTTTTCTGTAGTATCATGGTAACCACCAACAAATTTTGATTTGCCAATTTGATAAACATTCTCTTTACCATACTCTTCATCTGACCAACTACCAATAGTTTGACCAACAAGTTTACCTCTTGGACAGTTACCTGCTCCGTCAGTAAGAGTAATAAATGTCATCTTCTCAATACCATATTTTTTTTTAAACATTGGTATCAATTTGTCCATATAAATTAATGACTCATTCAAAGGTGTGTTACCAAGATAATATTTACTTGGTATACCATAAGTGTTTCCAGCTGCCATTTGGTCTTCACTACTGATAGACGCATTGTTTCTTCTATTCCAAGTATGTCTATCATCAAAATATAAAGCCATGTGATATAATGTTTTCATAGCAAGTTCAGATTGTTTTTTATTCTGTCTATGGCTGATACAATTTACAAGGTGAAAATTATCAAACTCAAATTCTCCATTATTATTTGAAAAACCTTTTGTTACTTTATCATCATCATAACTTCTTTCACTTGTAAAGAAATAAACTTCATAAGGTATGTTAACTTTTCTACAAAAATCAACAAGATTTATTAACTGTTTAACAGTATTGAATATTACATCACTCATAGAACCTGACCAATCAAGTAACATCATCATACCGTGATTTTTACCATCTGGAATAACTGTTAGTTTTTTGAAAATATCATCTGTAAATTTGTAATCTTTTAATTTCATACTGTCAAGAACACCAGTTTTATCTGTAGTTGCTCTTTTGTAAGCAGTAGCTGACTTCTTCATCTCAAATTCTTTAACAAGATACATAACAGTTTTTTTATTTTCATTCATAAACTTTTTGTAATCTCTATCAAGAAATTCTATATAACTTTTAGTGTTACCATAAGATTTAATTGATTTAACTTTGTAATCTTCCATATCTTTTAGAAAAGTTTTCCATGAAGTTAAACAACCATCTTTACCAAGGTTGGCAGTAGGCACTTTACCGTATCTATAACCTTTGTTTTTAGTGTTTAATAATTCTTCAGATTTTTGAGCAAACGAATCATCTGTAATTGCTTTTAATAATTTTTCTTTATCACCAAAACCACCAGAACCTTTAGCATATCTATCTGATTCTTTATCATTATCAGAATTTTCAGCTTCACTTTTATTATTGTTGCCGTCACCAGATTGGTTACTATCACTTTCAGTATCCGCTTTTTGGTCACCAAAGTTATTGAAATCATTTTTTTCATCATCAGCGTCATTGTTTTTATCAGCTTCTGATTCAGAACCTTCACCAGTTCCAGAACCATCAAAATCATCTTCATCATCAAAATCATCTTCATCAACTAAGTCATAATTTTTTGAGATAGTAAGTTCATCAAAGTTAGGTAATTTAGCCATCTGTTCGATTTGTTCTTTTTGCCAAGCTAACATCTCTTGAGCAAGTGACAATACATCATCAAATGTAACAAGTGAATCAACTTTAGAAATCCAGTTCTTGTCTTGTTTACTGAAATCAAATGGCAATCTATTCATAGACTTAGACCTTAGATTGATTTTATCAATAACCATAAAGTCTTTATTAATATTTTTACCAGCAAAACCAAAGAAGTTTTGTTTTTCTAAGATATCAAAACCATTTTTGTAATTGTAAACTACACCAGGATATTTCTTTTGAATAAGGTGGTCAATTCTAGTATCTTCTAACACATTAACATATGACCTTAGTTCTTGACTTTCAATGCCTTGCCATTTTTCATAAGGAGTCCATAAAGCATGGGCACATTCGTGAGCAATAAGCATATCATAAACATCACCACTTTGCTCTTTAAAAATAGGCAAAGTTAATACACGGTTCTTTACATCAAAAGAAGCCGTACTTACATTGTTATGTTGTATTGTAATATTTTCTGTAGCAATTAATTTTGCTAGATTGCTTTTCACATCAAGATTTATATTCATAGTGTTAGTGTCCTTTTTCATTATATAAGTATATTATACAGGTGAAATCTGTAAAAGTCAAGCGTTAAAAACACTTTTTTTGAATTATTTTTCTATACCAGGTAACAACTATTAAGGCTGCGTCAGGTTGCACAGCTGATGTTCTTAGTTTGTTCTACTATCTTTTGTCGCCGGATCCACGAATCGTGTTGTTTTTTTTACGATTCTCTAACTTTTCTAAATTAGCGCTTGCAATGTCGGATAACTTAATGCCAAAATCATTAGCCAATACAGCGATATACCAAAGGCAATCCCCAATTTCAGCTTTGATTTCAGACACCAGTTTTTCATCTTTACTATCTGAGCCATCTCTTATTATCTTCTTTACTTTATTAGCTACTTCACCTGCTTCACCGGTCAACCCCAATGTTGGGTATATAATGGCCTGTTCTCTCGGATATATTGCCGTTGTTAAAGCAACCTTTTGATACATGTCAAAGTCACTTACTTTTTTGTATTTATTAGACTCGTTACTTTGAGCCCCTAATTCTAGTTCTAATTGTCCGCTCATGGTAAATCATCTCCCTACCTGTGGTAAATATTTCTCTTTAGTTTCTTCCCATGATAGATAAATGATATCATCATAGAAGTGGGTTTCAGTTGACACTCTGTCTTGTTTCTTTAGACTAGCCAACCGTTTCTTAGCATACTTGGTCTTCCATAACTCTGTTAATGCTTCAACTGAATTATCAAATTTTCTAGTTAACGCAACCTCAGTATGTTCTTCTCTTAAAAATTCTCTTGTATTTGTAAATAACTCACCAAAGTATATACCTCTAGCATGTTCAGACTTTTGTAGTTTCTTATCAATGCCTAGTTTACTATATGTGAATGCTCTACTTCTATTTCTATGGTCTCTTTTATGAGGTTGACCACTAGGTTTCTTTGCAACATACCATTCAAAGAATTTGTATGTGTGGTTCTTCATTAACCATTGTTGTATCATGGTATTAGTTGTTTTCTCAGGTTCATACGAAACTGAACCAGCAGTCCAACCCATTTTCTTCCAGTTTTTTAGTCTATCATATTGTGATAATGGTATTACTTTAGTTTTACCATATAGACTTGTAGTTGTGACACCTACTAGTTTATCTTTATATTGATGTTCCCATGTTTGCTCTACCACATCTGACAAACATAATAAGGCTAGTAGTTTCCCACCAACCAGGTTGTATCCAAGCGGCTGTATAGGTACAATTGTACTACCAATGCAAGTATGATTAATCATCTTTTGTGTTTTTCTAGTTCTATCCCAACCAATGTATGCGTCCCTTGGTGTAAGGTCTAAGAAGTCACTAGACATACAGATAACACCTAGATATTTCTGTGTTACTTTATCTCTTACTAAGAAGTTTAAATTTCTACCAATGTTACTATTGTTTTTCATAGTAGATAAGAATGTTCTTAATGCATTCCATATCTCACTACCTTTGGCATTTGTGTGTGATTGTATTTCAGCACCATCTGTCCAGATAAGTTCTGGTTGTAGGTTCATATATTCTTCGGGGTCTTCTGGTAACCAAAAGTTATTCTTTACTTCTTGTATGACTGTCGCCTGGTCTGGTTTCAGCATAGCAGGTTTATCATCAAAGAATGAATTAGTTTCTACTGTTGGATATCTAAACTTTACCTCTTGAAATTTTTGATAAAGTGTATACTCTTGTACTGTCATAGCAGACACCAAGGTCAAATCTTTTATGATTGTTTCCTTTAATGTATCTGTATCAATATCTGGTACTAGAGATAAATCTATGGCGTCTTGCCAGCTTTGCCATTGGTCGTCTATTGACATGTCTTTGTTCCACGAATAACTCATAATGTATATAATACTCTAATTGTTTACAATTGTCAAGCTTGGTTCTTCTCTAATAATTTATTAAATTTTCTATATTCTTCCATTCTTTTGATTTGTTTCATAGCTTTCTTTTTAGCCATGTCTAATTTTAGTTTAGATACATTCTCTGTAAAGTTTCTACCAATAATGTGGTCGTATTCATGTTGACATATTCGACTCATTATACCATCTAAGTGTACTTCTTTTGTGTCGCCATTTTTGTCTTCATATTTTATCACACATTTTCTAGGTCTTTCTATATCAATAAACATGAAAGGATAAGTTAAACAACCCTCTTTCATTCTAATCTTTTCTTCACCTACTGATACTATCATAGGATTAAACATTGCAAAAGCCATACCTTTTTCTATACCCTCATGGCCACCAGCTACAAACATATTGAAAGGAAGACCTACTTGATTACAAGTTAGACCTATGCCACCAAATTTCTTCATAACTAAAAACATACAGTCAACAAGTTCTTGTCTATCTTTAAAACCTTCTTCTTTCAATAGTTCATCTGTAAATGGTGCTATTGCTGATTGTACTCTAGGGTCGTTTGGTGGTATTAACTTTAGTTCTTTCATATTGTTCCTAACTGTGTGAAGTTTTGATGTTTCTCAAATTTAATAATGTTTGTAAACCTGTCAAACAAAATATCTCCTTTGTGTGATATAATAAAGATGTTTTCTTTCTCTAAACCTTTAATAATTTTAAAGAAGTCATCTGTACCTTGACCATCTAAACTACTATCAAAGATTTCATCTAAGATTAATAGATTGGTATTTGTACTATTCTTCATTCTAGCGATATCACGCCATGTAAATAGTAAGGCAAGGTCAATTCTCATCTTCTCACCTTCACTAAAGTTATTATAATTAAATGTATCTCTAAATCTACTCTTAACTGTTTCATTAAACTCTTCATCTAAGTTGAATGATATGTAAAAGTCCATTGCTTGTAGATACTTATTAATAAGTTGATTCATAATAGGTACATACTTACGAATGATGTTTGCTTTAGCACCTTTATCGTTAAGTATTTCTCTTAGTATGTCAACATAATCTTTTTCTTCTTGTACATCTGTTAACTTTGCGTCAGCAACACCAAGGTCAGCTGCCATATTGGCCAATTCAAGTTCTATCTTTTCAATGTCAATATCTTTTCGACTAGCTGTAGAAATCTCTAACTGAATTTGGTCGCTGTGTTTCTTCAACGCTGATAGACTTCCGTTTATCTTGGCTATCTCGACATTCATTTCTTGTATCTTGTTTGACATCTGGTTGAATTGGGTCAACTTCTCTTCGTGACCAGTTAATTCTCCTACGAGCTGCTTGAGTCCTGATTCTAGTTTGGAAATTGTTGTAGTTTCGTGATTGCATTTTTCTTCCTTAAAGGTTTCGTCTATTGATTGTGTACACACCGGACATGTGTCATTATCTTTAAAAAAATCTAGTGTCTTTTTATGTGTAGATATATTTTGCTCTATCTTAGTTTCAAATTTTTCTAAGTCTTTAACCTTTTTGGTGGTTGTGTCATGGCCAATTAATGCATTTTGACTGACTGCAATGTCTTCATTTAGTTTTTGTAATTTTTGTTCATATATTATTCTATTTCCATCATTTTCTACTATCTTATTTTGTTGTACCGTCAGGTTGTCGCTACCTTTGGTCTCCAGAGTTTTTAGATACTTTGCTTCAGTTTCATACTTGGTCTTTATTAACTCACATTGGTGCCTCACCTCCGTAAGTTTTTTTTGAAGTTCGCTCTGTTGGGAACGCAAAATTAGGTCCATTAAGCCAAAAACTCTAATATCTAAGATTTCTTCTACAACTTCTCTACGATATCTAGGTTTCATTTTCATAAACGGTTCGTATGAGGAAGAACCTAATAAAACCACCTGAATGAATGACCTATAATTGAGTTTCATTATGTTTGTTTCAAGGTACTTTTGATAATCTACATTGTTGGCGTCTTGATTAATAAGTTTACCATTACAAAATATCTCAAATAGATTTGGTTTTATACCTCTTCGTATAATATAGTTCTTTGTGCCAACATCAAACTCTATCTCTACCATACAATCACCATTATTAATGGTGTTGACCATTTGTTCTTTCTTAATAATTCTAAAAGGTCTGTTGAATAGTACAAAACATAATGCGTCTAGTAAGGTTGACTTACCTGTGCCGTTTGTACCTACGATTAAAGTAGTTTGTGAGATACTTAAATCTATCTCTATTGGCTGATTGCCTGTTGATAAAAAATTCTTATATGATATTCTTTTAAATAGTATCATTCGCTAGCTTCCATGTACAGTTCTTTTGCAAACTGTTTTAATTTTTGTTTGTCTAATTTTATATCTGTCTGTTCGATATAGTTACTTAAAAAGGTAAGTGTGTCTTCACCTTGTTCTAATATATCTTCTCGTACTGAGGCACCAATATCTGTAGGGTCTTCAATTACATCAATAGCATGTATGTTAATAGCGTTATACAATCTATCCATTAGTCTTTCAAACATGTCATTATCTGACCTATTAGATACAAACAACTTAACAAAACATTTGTCGTATTGATTAATGTCTAACTCATCATAGTTTGTTTCTTTATCATTGTAAATAATCTTTTTAAACATACTATTAGGATTTTCTACCCTTGTCAACTCTCTAGTTTCAGTATCAAAGATATGAAAGCCTTTAGGACATTGGTAGTCTGACCATGTCATTTCGTATTGAGTGCCAAGATAATAGATATGACCATCATCTGATTTCTTATGAAAATGACCAGACATAACCTTTTCAAATCTTTTAAACATTGCCTTTTCTTGGCCATGGTCATTGAAATGTCCATTGTGCATTTCAAAACCTTTTACTTCTAAGTGACCCATAGCAATAGATGATGTACTATTCTCTATTGTTCTAATACTTTCTGCCTCATTGTCATCACAAATCCATGGTATAAAGAGTATTGGTAGACCATCAAACTCAACTGTTGTTGATTGTGTATATACCTTGGCGTCTTTACATATGTCAAGGTTTTGCATAGCATTGACCTCATTTGTATTCTTATAATAAGTGTCGTGATTACCAATGATAATATGTGTATCAATACCTTGTTCATCTAATCTATTCCAAAATACTTTCTTGAAATTGTGTGCTGTATTGTGGTTGATAAACTTTCTTCTATCTACCACATCACCTAGATGTATTAATGTTTTGATACCATACTGTTGCATGTATGGAAAAAACAGTTCATTATAAAATTTGTTTTGAAACTCAATAAAGGCTGGTGAATCGTTACGAGCCCCAAAGTGAGTATCATTTAGCAGAGCGATTCGCATATTAGTTGAACTCCTTTAGGTAAGTAATAATGTTTGTTAATCGTTTCATATCTTCTCTAGCATTTCCTATAGTTGCATTACAATAGTGGCATAACAAAGCTCTTACTTTGCCTGTCTTGTGATTGTGGTCTATATGTAATCTTTTAACTTGCGTATCTTTATGAATTTTACAAATATAACAACAATCTTTTTGTTCTGTTAACATTGTATTATATTCAGTTAAAGTAATACCATAGTTTTTCATCATTGCTTTGTTTGCTGATTGGTCTTTATTCTTAGCATAATACTCTCTCATAGCAGATTTTCTTTTTTCTGAATTATTATATTTTGCTAATGTTTCTTTTCTTCTTGCTGGGGTTGTTCTTATTTCTCCAACTTTGTATTTTCTAGTCCCATTGGGACTTCCTAATCTACTCATAACTACTCCTTATATTAATATTAGTATCATTAATATTTATAATAGTTAGTATCTTAACGATAACTATCTTCATTATTTTTTCTTCTTTGCGGCTTCTAATTTCTTTTTATGTTGTAATGTAGTTCTCTTTGGCATTTTTTTAGCACTAGGATTTAGTTCTTCCGTTGGCACCATATTCTTTTGTAAGAATTCTGTAAACTGATTCTTAAAATCTCGGTCTT